TTATAACTGCTCAAACTGCACATGTTCAGACTGTCCGGACAAATAAATGTCATCAATCGTCTGCACCATCTTTTTCCCCTGCACTGTATGAATCGCTTTCACATAGTACGACTGCCCCCTCGCTGCACGACCGCAGATATTATCATTCCCCCAGTCAGCAGAACGTCTCAAGTTGAGTGTGCCGTCGCAAATGACCGTCACTCTCATTGTTCCCTGCGGGATGATGGTCTCGCTTTCTTCCGGCTTTGTATTTGCCCCATTTTCGCCCGTTTCGGTCTCCGGTGTATTCTTTTCCGGCTCTGACCCGTTCTGCCCCTCTGTGGCGGTCTCTGCGCCCTCTCCGGAGGGTTTCTGCGTGTCCTGCTGCCCGTCGCCGTTTCCGGAATCCTCACCACTCTCCTCCGGCTTTGTATTTGCCCCGTTTTCGCCCGTTTCGGTCTCCGGTGTACTCTTTTCCGGCTCTGACCCGTTCTGCCCCTCTGCGGTGGTCTCTGCGCCCTCTCCGGTGGGTTTCTGCGTGTCCTGCTGCCCCGTCGCTGCTGCGACCGTGGCAGCGTCAACCGTTCCGACCGGATTTCCGTCTCCATCGAACACCGGAACGCTGCCGTCCGGATTTGTTTTCAATGCTCCCTCCGGAACATTGTCAGTCAGCCCTCCGACCACCTTTCCATTTTCATCCCATACGGTGAGGGTCTCGTCCTTTGCTGCTGCTTTCAACGCTCCCTCCATAGTCTTGTATTCCTTGCAGTTTTCTTTTTTGAACTCCGTTCCTTTGCCTAAATAATATAACATGATTCCGTCCTCCTTATTGCTTTTTCAAGTATGTGCTTGAGCAGAATCCCGTGATTCCTTTATACACGACATACAACCATTTCACGCCGGAAACGCTCGTATAATATCCATAACACTGAACCTTTTCTCCGTGCTGCATCCTTGCAAGTTCGGTCTTTCCCGTTCCTGCCCCTGCCCGCAGAGATAAAAAGTCCGACGCTGTGACCTCATATGTTCCGGTGAGGGTCTTATCCTTGCCCTGTGCAGCATCAACCTTTGTGACTACCGTTGCCCCGTTTGAGGCGTTCTGCTCCGTCGTTGTTGCCTTTGCCCCCGTCGTCACATTTGTTGCGGTGTGACAGGAATCATTGAGCAGGATGTCGCCCTCAAGCAGATACACATCGCCTGTCAGATATTTGCTTTCTGTCAATACCTCGAACCCCGCAGCCTTTAAAGCTGCCCGCAGATTTCCGGTATAACAATAAATGCTCACATCTTTCAGCTTTTGGATTCCCAAACGATAACCCGCAGCCTTTACGATTGCAGCCACGCCGGAACTGCAATCAGCCTCGCAAGCGACCGTGATTCCTGCGGGGTCGTAACCGCTCGCTTTCAAATGCTGCCAAAAGGTATACCGTTCACTTTGGTCATACCCGATTTTATTGTTCTTTGCTGCTGCCGTCGCCATATCCGAAATCATTTTCCGGACTTTCGCATCCGGATGACGGAGAACGCATTTCCACGGGCGGTTATACCACTTAATCAACGCCCATTCCCCTCCGGTCTGGTCTCCCGCTTTCCCGCCCTTGTATCTGTTATTTTCATCATGTCCGCAGTTTGAAATCATTTCATCCCCTCCGTTTCTCCATTGCCGAAATCATCCTCCGGTTTTCCGTTCACAAGTTCCTGCATCGCCTTGTTGCTTTCAAGCATCCCTTTCATTTTCTCAAGTGCCTCGTCAACCATCATGCTGAACATTTCAAAAGAAATCACCTGTGCAAGCCATGTGAACCTTGCCACGAACATGTCGTATACATACCGCAGTTTGATTTGACCCGTACCACCTCCCAGTTCCTTTTCTGCTTTCGTGACCGCATAGAGCAGCCATTCCCTCACCTTTTTCAACTGCTTGTCGGTCGGCATTTTCACGAAAGTATATACCGCATACCCTCCCGCTGCTGCCACCGCTGCAAATGCCACAAGCACAAACCAGTTCTCCGTGATGAATTTCATTGTCATTCCTCCTCACATTGCTCCGGCTCGTCCTCATGTTGTATTTCTGATTCTCTGTCTGACCTCTTTCTTGTTACCGTCTTAACGGATTTTATGAGTGCCATTGCCCCGCCCTCGACTGAAAGAAATCTGAATACATTTTCAATCAGCGTGGACGGCTCTGACCCTGTTCTCACAAACACAAATATCATCACGACTGTAAAGATAAAAGCTGCAAGAATCATCGCAATCACAACACGATTCATGAACTGACCGGAGACCTTTTCTTTCTTTTCCTCTGCCCGCAATGCCATCCGCTCCATCTTTTTCCGATGCCGGATGTATCTGCGACGCTCGCTCTTGGTCATCCTCATTTTTGTTCCTCCAAACGTGCCGTTGATTCCTGCCTGTTTCCCGCCCTCCTGTTATTGGTCGGATTTTGCCCCGTCCAGTCTCTTGTGATAGCTTTTCAATGACTGCTCCACCGCCACGACCCTTTCACGGAGGTTCTGCACCTCTGCGTTGGTCTCACGGTAATCACGTTTGATGTCCTTGACATCGTCCGCAATATTCTCAAGTTTTGTCATCAAAAGCGTGTGTGTTGATGCCCTGTCCTCCGTCTCCTGCTCCGTGTCTTTCCGTTCATTCCTGTTCTTTGAGGAAATGCCGAAAAAGATTGCAGCAGCAACAGAGATTCCGGACAACAAAAGTGAGATTTCAACCGTCAACGTCTACTCCTTTCCGAACGTCTCAACGTCGTCGGTGTCAACGATTCTCCGCAAATGATACTCCATGACATCCAGTTCCCTTTCTGCCCCGTCCACCATCTGACGGAGTTCCTCTTTGACCGCCTCCTCGACCTTTGAGCGTTCAATGGTTTCCTGCTGTTTCCTCACGATTTCAGACAATCCGGTCGTTATGCCACATAACCGTGAGATTATTTCAAGCGTTGTCATGCGCCCTCACCGTCCGGATATTCCTCTCCGGTGATGTAGGCGTATTCCTCCGCTGAAATACTTCCTTTCTGCACACGTTCGGCGACCTGTGCTTTTGTCAGCTTTTCGCCGACATACAACCGTTTGATGCTTTCCGCAAGTATTCTCATTAGATGATTCCCTCCTCAATCAACTGCATTGTGTACTCGTCGATGACCGCCCCTTTCTGAAACTCCGTGACGGATGCGACGATTCCCTGCGTGTTCTCTGCGACGACCTGCTGCATGAGTGCCATCTGATGATATTCCTCAAGCGTCAACTCCCGCTCCTCCCGCAGCCATCCGGTCACTTTTGTTCCGTCCGGTTCTGCCCTTGTCTCCCGTTTTATGTTCCGTCTCTGATACACCGTTGTCGGCGACTGCTGCGTGTCGAACTCCTCCGGTCTCTCCGTCTCCGTTCCGAACACTTCTCTCCATTCTTTCACGTTTCTTTTTCTCCTCTCTTTTTGAGTGTTTGCTTACTATCTTTTTTAACTTCTTTACGTTCACATGTGGCTTGACCCGCTGCAAATACATTTCATAGGTGTCCGTATGTGTAAGATAGCCCATATATGACAGGATAGCCGTTGCGTCATACCATGTGATGACATCTTTCTTTGACACCCTGTTTACTTTCCTTGTGCAGCTTAACATGATGGATTCCCTCAAGATTGTCCTTTCCTTGTGGAACTCGAACCCCATGAAATCAAGCGGTCGCCCTTTTACCTTTCCGGTTTTCCGCTCGACGTACTCGAACCGGAACACTTGCCAGTTCCCTTTCATTTCAAGGTTGAACCTATCCCGCAGAAACAGGGCGATTGACTGCTGCATCCGGTGTAATTCTTTTTTATTCCTCCCGAACACGACCATATCATCCATGTACCGGATATAATGCACCGCACGGAGTTCCTCTTTTATGTAATGGTCAAGAGGCTGCAACATGAAATTTGCAAGCCACTGTGACGTGTAGAACCCCAACGGCAAACCCTTGACATCTTTCCGGTCATCCCCTGCGGGATTCCCCGCCCCGTCTATAATCAGATTGAGGATGTGCAGCATCCTTTTGTCTCTGATTTTCTTTGCAAGCCATTCTTTCAATACGCCGTGGTCAACGCTCTCGAAAAAGTGCCGAATATCCATCTTGAGGATATATTTGCAGTTCTTCCCGTCTGTCTTTATCCACTTTTCGATGTACTTCTTTCCGTAGTGTGCGCCCCTGTGTGGAACGCTCCCGCATGAAAACTCATACATCCCTTGCATGAATATTTCATAACAGGCAGATACCACAATATGATGAACGACCTGCTCATAATTGTATCGTGGCTTTTCAATATCCCTCGCCTTTTTCGTCGTTCCCTCGTTGATTCTGACTTTCCCGTGGTTCGTTGGTTTCCATGCCCGCTCCGGAAAAGGTACGTCGTACCCCTCCGGTGCGGTATTGGATAACTGCTCGATGACCATATTGACGTGTGTTTGAATGTTGTCCGGATTCAATATCGCAGCGACATCCGGTCGGTTGCTTTTCCCCCGTGCTGCCGTGTGAAATTTCTTCTCAACATTGCCATGCTCTAACATGGGCTTATACAGGTTATTGACGGACTTTTTACCCATCTTTCTTATCACCTCAAGGACTTTCTGTCTGAACTTACTCGCCCCTGCCTGCGTCGGTACAATTTCCACTGGTTAGGCGTATTTCAACGCCCTGCGGTGTAGGGAAACGGTGTGCTTTTGGTTATACGCTCCGTCATTGATAAGATTGGCTCGCCACGATGTTCGTGTTCACGTTCGTCGCAGGGTTGTTCACATTCCAGTACGACAAACCGCACTTCGCTCCGTTGCCACGGTTGCCACCGAACAGGGCAAGGACGCACACCGAATCCCCTGTCACGTCTGGTCATCGGCTTTTGATTCATGACGGAGATTTTATCACAAAAATTTTCGTTTGTGCGTAAAATGCACCGTGTTTCCACTATCGTGGAAATTCTAAAATCTCCGGAACACTCGGAGGGCAAGCCCTCCGAACCTCCCTTTGCGGGGGGATGGCTCCCCCGTTCCCCCCTGCTGCTTACGCAGCTTGCACAGGTGGTTTACAAGAAAGGCTCGCCACGAGGTTCGTGTACACGTACGTCGCAGGGCAGTCCACAGCCCAGCACGACAAACCGCACCGCGCTCCGGCGCCACGGGTGCCACCGAACAGGGCAACAGCGACAATCGCATTGTTGAACCAACACCCGTCACATTCGTATGTGGTCTCACTTCCGGACACAACGGTCGGAATCCTGCCGATGTCTGACGCAAGTTCCATCCGTGAGATATATCCTCCGGATGTACCGCCCACGGTCATTCCCGTGTTGATGTACCCCGTTCCCACTGAATTGTAGGGAGGAACGGGCTTGATGTGGTACACGCCGTTAATCAGCAGTAACCCCCGCAGCCGTTTCCAGTAATTTCCGAAAAAGTTCTCGCAATAGAACACTTTAACCGCTGCCGTCGTGGATGTGCTACCGAAAAACTGTCCTTTCCCGTTGAGCGTTCCCGTTTGGAGGAAAGTGTCTGAACTGCTGCACCCGTTCCCGAATTTTGTTTGTGAGTTTGTGCTGCATGAAATCATGGTACACATTTCATACATGAGACTGATTTCCGAAAACGATAATTTATCCCATCGGTCGCCGTTCTGCTGCGCTGCCGTGGTCTCCTGTGCGTCCGTCTGCGACGCTGTCGGTGTCTGACCGGACAGGGAACGCATCCGGTTATTGATGACCGCCCCCTCATACATCGGGAAATAGGTCACGGGCAGGATGTTCCCGTCTGCGTCCGTGTGGGCGTATGCCTTGTAGGTATCATCGTACTGCGTTTCGCAGAAAATCACATAATCATAATTCGCTACGGAATACCTCTTGACCCAAATCAGAGGGATTTCAGACATTGCGTTCCCGCCGTATGATGTCTTTGCAATATCGGACGCACCGCCTGTCAATTTCAATGTGTGGTTCTCATGGTTGAGTTCATAGTCCACCGTTCCGTCTGTCCGCAGCATGACGGGGCGGTTGTTCTTCACGAACCAAATGTCTCCCCAGTCTCCATAATCGAACCCGCCTCCGGAGTAGTTCATCCCTGCAGGTGTCATCCCGACCGCATCAAGGACATATTTCACACGGGTCTCCGGATTGCTGTCAAGGCGGTTGATTCTCATGCCGTATCTTTTCGGCTTTGCCTTTCCTGCCTCGATGATTTGATTTGTCTTTGAAAGAATCTCCTGTGACGTGGATTCTTTTGCCATGAATATTCTGTCACCTGCTGCCATTACTCATTTTCCTCCTGTCCTGTGTTTTCTGTTTCTCCGGATTCCTCTGAATTTCCTCCGGTCTCACCGCCCTCCGTATCGCCTCCGGCATCCGGAACGGTGTCCTCTTTTTTCATTTCCTCAAAATACATCGTTCCTCCGGACAACCCCATCCGGTATTTGATGCCCGTCGCCTCGTCCTCAAGTTCAACGGTGGTCACCATCGCCTTAATTTCTGCAATGTACTCCTCGCCCCGCTTGACCATGTCCTCATAGTAGGTCTTGGCATTGTCATCCATGCCTTTCTTGATTTCTCTGACCTCCTCGATGTCAAACGAAACAGGCAAGTCCATGAACTCCGTCGCACCGTTCCCGATGCGGATGATTCGGTGTCCGTCCGTGGTCAGTTCAAGCCCCATTTCCCCGTCGTCAAGTACCCGACGACTTTCAATCCATTCCGCTGTCGTTCCTTTCTTGATTCGGATTGTAGCCGTTGCCATTTTCTCTCACTCCTCTCTTATATCGTGTGTGGCTTTCCTGCGTTATATTTGTCATAGTCTGTCGTAAATGGTGTTCCCCCATCTATCAATAATAAATCTGTTGAGAACGGTGTTCCTCCGTCTATGTTGATGTTGATGTCCGTTTCAAGCTGCCGGATGCGCTCATAATAGTCACGGACTGCTGCCAGTATCGCATCAAGCCCGCTCTGTGAAATGATGATTTCCTCTGCCCGCTGCGTCGCCTTGAGACATGCCCGTGTCTGCTCCACCGCTGCCCGTATTGTCTCGGCGCACTCGGCAATAATTTTCGCTGTGCTGTCCTCCCTCCGGCTCTCTCTGATTTCCCTTGCCCGCTCCGCAAGTTCCCTCGCCTTTTCCGCTGCTGCCCTCAACGCCTCCGCTGCGTCAATGGCGTTCTGTGTGTCCTGTGCAATCTGCAACGCCTCCCTTGCAGCGTGAATCGTATTCTCAAGCCTCGTATACTCTCCGGAATGTACAATCTCCGATTCATCCCTCTGCGACGGGAAAATCTCCATTTCAAAATTTGCGCTTGTCAGCAATGCGCCGTACTGGTACAACTGAACCTCGCAATATGCCGTTCCGTGAACCATGAGCATGTTGCGGGTCAGCGGAATGAGAGCCTCGTTTCCGGATTTTTCGCCGTCATTATGGACGTGGGTTCTGTCCGGCTTTGTCATGTTGATAATGATTTCAGCGTCGTTCGGTATTTCATAGACGACACCGTCCTCCATGAGCGTGACCCCGATATATCTTGTACCCATATCCATCTGTTTGGCTGCGACCGCAAACCGTTTCACCGCCCCGTATAAATCCACTTTTATGTGTCTTATGATTTGCATTTCCTCACCTCCTCGTCTATGACAGTTCCTGCTCCGTTTTCTGCACCTCCTCAAAAGAGAGCCTTGTGTTCGCAAGTTCCACCTTGTTTTTTGACCTTGTCTGCGGGTACTGGTACATCTTCACAATCCGGTGGCTCTCTCGGATGCCTGTTGATTTTGACATCAAGAGAACGGTGTCTCCCAGTGCTATGTCGAATACTTCCCGATAACGCTCTCTTTCCTCCTCGTCCTGCACCGCCTCCGCAAGATTGATGATGTCTGCCGTATATGATTTATAGGGCTTTGACAGTTCATCCAGTTTCGCCTCCCCGTCCTCCCGCAGGGATTCCATGTCGGTGTATCTTTCATCTTTCCATGTGCAGGTCTTGACTTTCCTTGAATACTGGTAGTTCTCAAGGTAGTTCTTGCCCCCGATGTTGAGCATCAATCCGTCTTTCCCGATGCAGATTAGCCTTGTGCAGAAATTATATGAATTTGACTGTATCTGCAATCTTTTCAGATTCAGCCGTTCCATGAAATACGCTCCCCTGTCCTCGCCTATCTGCTCATAGATTGCGATTTCCTTATGGATGGAATCGAACTTGATTTCACACCGATATGTGCTGATGACCTGCTGCACCACATCCCACGCCGAACAGTTCTGTTCGATTCTGACCGTGCGCTTTTTCTTTACCCCGCAGAATGTGACCGTCCATCCCGTTCCGGCTATTGCCTCATTGCAGCAGTCCTCCGCAGTCTTTTCCACGGTCTCAAATCCGGCGGGGAACTGCCTACCCTCCATTTCCTCGACGTTCATCATTCCGGTGCATTTATACCAGTCGCCGGACGGCTCAATCTGTTTGATGACGAACTCGTCCTCGTTGGTTCTGATATATGCCTCCTCTTTGATTTCTTTTGCATAGGTGTTATCTTTCCGGTACTGGAAAGAGATTTCCCTGTCTCCTGTTTTCAAAGTGCTTGTGATGCAGATTTCTTTTATTCCGGACAGGTTGCACACCTTTTCGTGCATGTCATTGAAAAGTTCCATACCGCACCCCCTAGAGCCACATCGGATTGTATTCAATCGTCACGATTGCGTTTTTATCCGAAAATATGAGGTGGTGGCTTTTCGCCTCCCCAGTCTTTAAGAACGGAAACTCCATCATGCCCTCGACATCCTTGAACTTGTTTTCCCCGTCAATCGTGACGAATCCTTTTTCCCCGTCAATGATGACCGTCGCCCCTCTCGGAATCGTGTGGATGATAATTTCATCCGAAAAGCCGTTGATTCTCATTTCCTCAATGTACTCCGTCGCCGTGATTGTTACCCTGCACGGAGACCACCTGTTTCCTGCTGCCTCAAACTCCACCTCATGAACATTCTCCCATGTGAGCGTCACCGTCTCACTGAACCAGTACCCCGTGAATGTAAAGTCTGCCGTGTACCTCCCTTTTGTAATGGTCTTTGAGAGTGTGTTCCCTGTCATATACCCTTTGAACCGCCTTGAATATCCGTCCAGAGTGAGCGCAACGCCTTTTTGCAGCATTGCATTGAAATCACTGACATAACGCTGCACCTCGTCTCTTGTCCTGCCTCTGAACAGAACGCCCACCGTCACGCCCGAAAGAGGCGTGTGTGTCTCGCCCTCGGACGGAATCAGTGCGCCGTCGAACATGTCAACGCTCACCGCCGTGGAGGGCAGCGTATAGTCAACGGTCAACTGTTTCGCACTGTATGTCCGGATGTCTGTCTCGTCAATCTTCATCGCTTACCTCCTCTTTATCTTTTCGACTGCTAGGTTGTCACTGACCTTTTCCGTTGTACGGTTCGACACTTCATCGCTGTCGATGTATGTGTGAACCTCGACATGCGCCTTTATCTGCTGATTGATTGCATCTATTTTCCGGTCAAGCATGTGGTTCAGCTTTGCATAAAACTCACTTAATGGCAAGATTGCCTCTGCCCCTGCCTCACCCCCGACCATGAGCCGTGTGCCGTTCATCCCGAACACGGTCGGGTTCGTCATGATACCGCCTGTCTTGTACCATTCGATTCCGAATTTTGGAACGGACGGCGGGTTCAGACTGAACGAACCGGAAATTGAAAAGTGCGGGAGTTTTAATTTCGGCAATGACCACTCAAAATTAAAGGCGTTTTTCATTGCATCAATGGCGTTCTTCACCGCATTTTTCGCAGCGTTTATCGGTGTTTCGATTGCCGACTTGATGCCGTTCCATATATTTGAAACGGTCGATTTTAAGGCATTGAACACGCTGCTCACGGTGCTGCTGATGGCGTTCACCGCCGTTGACACCGCTGTCCTTGCCGTATTGACTGCCGTGCTGATTGCCGTCTTGATGGCGTTCCACACGGTCATCGTCGTGCTTTGTATTGCATTGAATATATTTGCAACCGTCGCCCGTATTGCATTGAGTACGGATGAAATCGTGCTGCTGATGGCGTTCCATACGGCTGTCACGGTCGCCTTTATCGCATTGAGAGCCGTCGTTATATTGTTCTTGATGGTATTCCAAACCGTTGTAACCGTGGTCATGATGGCATTGACTACCGTTGTGACCGTTATTTTGATGGCGTTCCATACGGTTGTCAGCACCGTCTTTATGGCATTGATTATCGTTGTCACGTTGGTTTTGATTGTGTTCCAAACCGTTGTAACCGTGGTCATGATAGCATTGACTATCGTTGTGACCGTCGTTTTGATGGCGTTCCATACGGTTGTCAGCACCGTCTTGACCGCATTGACAATCACTGTCACATTGGTCTTGATTGCCGTCCAGGTGGTCTCGATAAACTCCCGCATCCCCGAAAGAATCGTCTCCACGTTGGTCTTGATTGCCGTCCATATCGTTGTGATGATGTTTAAAATGGATTGCAGCACAAACTCAATCCTTGAGTAAAAGAAATCGAAAACCGTCTTTATAATGATTTTTAGGTTCTCAAGCACCGTCTCGACTTTCCTCTTGATGGAATCCCACGCCTCCACCATCACCGTTTTAATGCCTGTCATGATTCGTGAAATGGTCTCCTGCACCGCCGTGATTGCAGTCTGAACCTTTTCCCGTATCGCCTCCCATACCTCGATGACAACCGCCTTGCAGTTCTCCCAAATGAACCGGAACGGCAACGTGATGATGGAAACGGCTTCGCCGATGACCTCTTTTATAGCCATGAGTGCCACCGTGATGACATTCTTTATTGTCTCGAACGCATTTGCGACCGCATCCCTTACGCTTTGCAGCCCGCTCTTGACTTTGTTCGGTAATTCATAGACGAAATCGACGACCGTGTTCCGGATTTTCTGAATGAAAGTGACGACCTTTTCTTTCACGCCCTCCATGTTGATTCCCGTGATGTTCTGAATCACGTCGAACGCCCCTCGCACAAGTTCAGCCTGTTGGTCAAATATCACCTCAAGAACTCCGGCAACGCCTCCACCGCCCTCCTCATAGCTTACCTGTATATCATTCCATTTCTGTTTGACCGTGTCTTTGACTGCCGATAGCTTTTCGCCGACCGCCCCTTTGACTTCCCCCAGTTTTTCAGAAAATTTATTCTTGATTCCCGAAAGTTTCCCTCCGGTCAGATTGTCGATGAAAGAAAACCCTGCGGTGTAGTAGCCTTTGATTCCCTCCCATCCTGCTGCCACAACGCCCTTGATACCGCCCCCGTTTTCCTCGTATGCGGATTTCATGTTGTTCAGCTTTTCCTTTGCCGTGTCAACTGCTGCCGTCATGACCGTTGACACCGTGTTCTTGATTCCGTTGAACGCCTTTGACACCGCCTGTCCGATTCCGGAATCCAAAAATTTATTTTTGATTTCTGTCAGTTTCCCTCCGGTCAGTTTGTCTATAAAAGAAAGTCCTGCGGTGTAATAGCCTTTGATTCCCTCCCATCCTGCTGCCACAACGCCCTTGATACCGCCCCCGTTTTCTTCATATGCGGATTTGATATTGTTCAGCTTTTCGGCGACCGTGTCCTTTGCTGCGCTCATAGCGTTTCCGATGACTTCTTTTACTTTTCCGAATACCTGCCCGACCACTTCCCCGACTTTTTTAAAGATTTCAAGTATGTTTCCAAATGCGGACTTTACCGTCTCCCAAACTCTTTTTACTGCCTCTCTGAACTGCTCATTGTTTTTATATAAATCGACTAACCATGCCACAAGTCCGGCAATCAGTCCGGCGATTGCCAAAATAGGCAATGCTTTCATTGCGAACCCCAGTGCCTTTGTTGCGACCGTTGATGCCGTTGTCGCCGTTGTTGACGCTGCCGTTGCGACCGTGTGCGCTGCCGTCGCTGCCGTTCCCGCCGTGTCTGCTGCCGTTCCTGCTGCCGTCGCTGCCGTTTTCGCCGTGATTTTCGCAATGATGGAGGAAATGCCGGAGACTAAGTTCTGCCCCGCCTTAATCGTCGATGAAATGCCCTGTGCGAACTTCCCGATTCCGATTGCTGCGGGTCCTACCGCTGCCGTGAACATCCCTATCTTGAGTATGGTCTGCTGCTGCCCCTCGTCCAGTGAGCCGAACCATTCGCACAATGTATGTACCTTTTCCGTGAACTGCTCGACCAACGGTGCAGCGGACGACATGATTGTCTGCCCGAACTGCAACACGGTGTTTTTCAGTTCATTCATTGCGATTTTAATGTCATATGAGGTCGTCTGCATCTTCTCAAATGCCGTGTCCGTCGCACCTGTTGACTGCCTCATTTCTTTCAGTGTTCCGTTGAATGAATCTGCACTGTCTCCTAACAGGATAAGCCCCGCCTTTGCTGCCTCCGCAGAGGAGAACATGTCGCTCATGGTGAGGTTTTCTTCTTTTGCTGCCCCGTCTATGATTTGCAGCACGTCCGCAAGGCTTGAACCGCTCGCCATGAGTTCGCTGAATGATTTTCCTGTTTTTTCCCGCAGAATCACATCCGTCGTGCTGCCTGTCTTTCCCAACTCATTGAGCATTGAGTTCATGTAGGTCGTTGTTTCTGCCGTGGCGACACCGTTTGCCGTCATGATTGCATATCCGGCGCACAACTGGTCAAGGGCGACACCGTTTGCGTTTGCGGTCGGAATCACCTTTCCCATAGCGGACGACAACTCGGAAACGGTCGTCTTTCCTAGATTCTGTGTCTGGACTAGCATGTCAGAGACTTCCGTGACCTTTTCAGCCTCAAGCCCATACGCATTGAGAATCGTTGTCAGAATGTCAAGCGTGTCTCCGGATTCCGCAAACCCCGCCGTCGCAAGTTTCGTCGATTCCCTCACGAAATTCACCGCATCCGCTGTGTCCTGCCCTGCGCTTATGGCGTTGTATACGTTGTCCGCAATGTCTCCGGCTGCAATCCCCGTCTCGTTCGATAGACCGATGATTGCGTCCTCCATTTCATCCACGGACATCACGCCCTCGTCCATGATGGTTGACACTTTGGCGATTGCGTCCTCGAAATCCACCGCCATCTTTGCCGATGCCGTCGCAAACGTGGCAAGCCCCGCAGAAACAACGGTCATCCTTTTCCCGAACTGCTCTATTTTCTGCCCCGCCTTGTCGCAAGCGTCGGCGAACACGTTGAGTTTATGGTTCTTTAATTCTCTGTTTACGTCCTTAAGTTCCGCCTCCATTTCCATGAGGGCGGTCTCTGCCCTGTTTGTGCTTACCGTCTGCCTTGAGAGAGCCGTCTCCGTCCTGCCGATTGCAGTTTCATTTTCCTTGAACTCCTGCTCAACCTTGTCAAGTGCCTCTTTCAGTTCTTTTGTTGCGTCTGAATTTTCTCCGGTCGCCTTTTTCTCGTCCTCATACGCTTTCTTTGCAGCCTCGACCTTTGCCTTGAGTTCCTCCTGCTTTGTCTTTTGCTTTCCCAACTGCTCCGTGAGGCGTTCCTGCTGCTCCCTGTTCATCTGCACGATGTTCTTTTGCACGGTGACTTTCTGCGTGAGGGATTCGGCTTTCGCCTTGAGTGCGTCCGTAGCAGAACCGAACAGCTTTGCCCGTGTCGCTGCAAGGGAATATTCGCTTGACAGTTCTTTCATCTGCATCGCTGCCGATTTCATCTGTGTCCGGTAATCGCTTGAATTTGCGGTAATCTTGACGCTTGTATGTGCCACGCTCTCACCTCCTCCCCATGTCCTGTCTGCTGCCGGATTTATTTGTTTTCATTTACCGTGTCTAACTCGAATTTCAGATATTCCAAAAAGGAGACGATGTCCTCCCTCATACATTGGCTGTATGAGTTTTTCAATAGACGGATTGCTATTTTTATGACCCTGTCAAGAATCTCCCCGCAGGATTTCCACGGGTTCTCCTCGGTTTCCACGTCGTCCTCATACCCGTTTTCAACGTCGTATTCATCAAATGCGGATACCTCCCGCTCTATCGGCTCGACATCCACAATCGTGAGCAGCTTTTCCGAAATGACATCCTGCATGATGAAATGGATTCCCTTTGCTGCTGTCAGAAATTCGATGACCTCTGCCCCTCCCAGTTCCGCAAGAGACATCCGGTTGCCGAAAATTTCCTGAATGATTTTCTTGTTGAAGAACATCGCATCCGTTATCCGGTCAGAACCGTTCCTCTCCATGAGGCTCACATATTTCTTGTACTGCTCCACCGTTATGGAATTGATGAAAACCGTTCCTCCCCTGCAAGTGATTTCAATTTCCGGAATCACTTGCCACTCTGAAAATTTTTCTGTATTTTCTCCATGCGCCTTGCAAGTTCCTCACCGACACCCACGTCAATGAACTGGAACTCCATAATGATTCCCGCAGCATCAAGACCGCTTTCCACGTCCTTGAGTTCCTCGGCGGTGAACTGGTCTCCGTATGCCTTGCATACGAACAGCACCATCGCCTCAATGTCCTGCTTTGTATACCGTTTCTTTGCGTCAATCTGCTCCGACAATTCCAGATAGTCCATATATGTGTCGATTGACATTTTCGGCATGGTATACTCTTTTTTGTTTACGATGACTTTTCTCTGCATTGAATTTTCCTCCTGTTATATGGTCTCTTTTTTACTGCTACTCGGTCGTTCCGTCTCCGGTGCTGCCCTCTGCGCCTTCCTCTGTGCTGCCTCCTGCGTTTTCAACGCTGTCCGGATATTCCTGCACCGCAGAGAACCAGTTCGCAAGTGCCGTCTTTGCGTCCGTGTACTCGTCAATGAGGTTCGATTCATCGACGGAAATCTCATACTGGTTGTCAAGGCTGCGCTCATAGAACGACCCCTTGATGCTCTTTGTGGTCGGAGACAGTTTGCCCTCCTTTGTGTTCGCCTCGTCGCTGATGCCCTCTGCGAACTTCCCGACAAAAAGCCACTTGAACTCATACTTGCCGTTCAGCTTTCTTTCACGCCATCCGATAGCGACCTCCGGTGCCATGTCGTTGGATGTCTTTACAAGATAACCGTTCTCATACCGCTGCCCGAACACGAACGCCCTGTCCTGCGGTGCAAGGGCGTTGACCTCAAGTTCCACGTCCGTTCCCTCATAGGCGGTGATGACCTCCTCCGTCTCGTCGTCGGAATAAATCTTTTCGGAACTCCATTTCTCGTCAATCTTTGCTTTCACCATCCTTGACAGTTTCCTCGGCGTTCCCGCCACATACTGCGTCGCCGTGTTCTGCAAAACAAGCGCAACATACAAATCCTTACAACCGCATGTCCTGCTCCGGACAATCTTTTCCACGGTCTCACTGATTTTCGTCCTCTTTTCTTCCATTGTCATTCCTCGCTTTCATAAAATTTTGAGAATCTCTGTGCTTTCATATAGATTCCGTCCTCCGGCTCTGAATCGTCTCCGTTCCTGCCCTCGAAAGAGAATCCGTTTGCTTTCATGAGGCTCTTGATTTCCCTTGCCAGTTCCACCTCGTCCTCCTGTGAAAAGATTGTGACCTGCACGGATAACGTCACGCCCTCTGCGTCATCGTCGGAGAAATTTTCATCCGTCTCCCCTAAATCCCACAAGGTCACATGACACGCCTTGATGTCCTTGTCATACCATCCCTGCACCACCGTGATTCCCCGCCCGCTGACAGGCTTGAGGATCTCTGATGCGTCTTTTATGATGTCCGGACTGTTTCCCATGCTTATCACCCCACTGTGTTGTCTAAAAATGATTGATATTCCTGTTCGGCGATTTTCTGCAGCTCGCTGTCTGCCTCCCGCCCCGATGCAAAGATGAACTCCCTCGGCGGTTGATAGATTGTTCCCCAGTTTATGAACTTCACATAAAAATGCTCGCTCCGGTCGGACTTATCCCATCCGACCTCTGCCGATGCTCCGGTGTCCTTTATTGAGATTTTCCCGATTGGCACACTGTCGGCTGCGTGAGACGATACGCTCGACTTTGAGCCGAATCCCCGACCGCTCTTTGATATGTCCGCAGACTTTGGAACTTTCCCCGACATTATCCGTTTGACTACTGGTTGCGCCCGCTCGACAATCTTTTTGTTTGTGGCTCTGATTGCGTCGTCGCTCGCTGCTTTTTCAAACGCCTTGACAAGTTCCTCAAGCCCCTCGAACTCCATTTCAATCCTCATTCCATCGCCTCCGGTGTCAGATTATGACACTATGCACCCGCACGGCATTTCAGCAGCACCCTCCGGTTGTCGGAGACCATCGGTGACGCATTGTAAATCTTGAACTCCGTTCCCTTGTACTCTGCATAGAACTCTTTCAAGTTCAGTCTGATTTCCTCCACCTTTTTACAGTTCCGCACCTTGAACACGATTGTGTTCTCAAGTCCGGTCTGCAAGGCGGTGTATTTCTCGCTCGTCGCAAGGTCTTGAACGTCGCACCAACACTCATAAAACGCCGATGACACCTGCTGCCTCCTGCCGTCGATGACCTCTGTTGTTTTCCTTATCACCTTTATCCGTCCGGTCATGTGTTCCCTCCTCTGTAAATCTCTTTCAGCAGCATGGAGGAAACTGCGTTCGTGAGCGTCCTTGTCTCTTTCTGATACTCCTCACGGTGGTCATAAAGTTCTTTTGTGGAAATACATGCAAGCAGCTTTTGACGGCTTGTCATTGCGTACCTGTCAAACGACGGAATCAAGTTCTCCATATCCTCCATCGTCGTGTCGAACATCAACACAACGATTTCAGCGTCATCGTCATAGTCTATATGGCAATACTCTTTGCAGAGTTCAATCATTTCCGCTCTGTATTCCTTTTTCTCCTCGTCCGTCATGCCCTCACCCGCTTTCATGCAGGGGCGGTCATCCCGCCCCGCTCATTCCTACCCGTTCACGACCTCCGTGATTTCTCCCTTGATGACCGCCCCCTTGTCAACGGGCTGCACGTCGAAACGGTCACGCACCTTGATTCCGGTCAAGTCCTTTTCCCACATCCCCGAACCCTTGTCGTTGATGTCGATGGTCAGCACGTTCCGGTCGAAAAGCGTGATTGCCTCTTTCAAGTCACCGCAGAAAACAGGATGCTTGTACCCTGTGACCGTCGTTCCGTCCTCTGCAAGAATCTGCTTTGATTTCAGCGTCTTTTTTGACAGTTTCACAATCGGGTATTCCCCGAAAAGCAGCTTTCCCTTTGTCTGTAACGTCGGGTCTTTCTGCAAGATGTAATTGCCGTCCGAATCTTTCAGCTTGTCAAGGTAATTGAACCCGCTCTGATTCGTGATGACGATGGAGGTCGCTGCGACTGCGGGGTCAAGCAGTTCGTTGAAAATGTCCTTGAGGCTGTCAAGGTTGGAGACGACCACCTCTTTCCCCGCCGTCATGGTGTTCAGCACTTTCAGAATCATCGCATTGCGGGTCGCCTTTGTCTTTTTGGCAATCCACTTGTTGATGTACGCCATGATGTTGGCTGCTGTGTCCTCAAGCAGTTCGGCGGTCATCTTGAGGATTCCACCCTTTTTCTTGACCTTGTATTCGATAGGCTCGAAAACGGGTTCGTCCATTTCCGGAAAATCCGCAGCCTCGTCCACGTTGTCAAACGGCGTGGATTCCGCATCGACCTCAATGTTCCTCGTTCCCGTCTTTGTGGTCACGCCCTCCACGTTGACATACTGCTCAAGGTTGTCGGAGGAACGGCGCAGTTCGATGATGTCGGTTCTGATGTCCTCCGGAATCGTCACCCCGATGCCCTGCTGCCCCTCGTCGTTCGGCGTTGCGTCGGATGTCAGTGCGTCCTTGTAGACTTTCACGTCTGCCTCGTCCGGCTCGACATGCAGGAATCCAGCTTTTACGATGTTGACGAAAGACTTGACAAGGCTCTTTTTGTCAGCCTTTTCACCACCGATGACCTTTGCCGTTCCCTTTCCGACCTTGTCCTCGATTTCCTCATGCTCCTCCTCGTCCAAATCGCATAACAGGTCAAATTTCTCCTGCAACGCCTTGAGTTCCTCTTTCGCTGCCCTCGCCTTGTCAAGTTTCCCGTCATTGGCAAGGCTCTTGACCTCGTTCTTTTTGTCATTGATTTGCCTCAAAAGTTTCTGCATTTCTTTGTTCATGGTTTTTTCTCCTCTCCATTTTTTAAATCCCGTATAAATCCAAATCCGCAAGAATCTCCTGCTTTTCTGCCTCGATTCTCCGGTTCTCACGGTTCTGCATTTCCGCAATCACCGCATCGACGATGTCGTCCGTGCCTGTCCTGCCCGTCTCCCCGACCTGCTGCGGTGTGTTTGCGTACCTGTCGAAAAAGTCAGACGTACACGCTGCGACTGCTGCCCGCTCCTCCACCTCGACATTGAAAAACTCTGCCAGTTTTTCCCCGTCGAACCACGTCTCCGCTGCCATGAGAGCCTTGAGTTCATCCCTTGTCACGCCGTCCTTTGTGTGCTGCTCATAGATGTCAAGAATGGAATCCTCGCACATGTTCAACTGCTTTATGGATTCCTCATGGTCGTCCGCATTTCCTATCGTGATACACAAGGGCTTGTGAATCATCGCCTGTGCGCCCGTCGCAAAATGCAGTTCGTCACATGCGAACATGATGACGGATGCGATGGACGCTGCCATCCCGTCCACATATCCGACCTTGTGTCCGACGTACCGCCTCAACTGGTTGTAGATTGCCAGTCCTGCGAACACGTCACCGCCTCCGGAATTGAAATAGATGTCGATTTCCTCATATCCGTCCAACTGGTTGAGAAAATCGGCGATGTCCTGCGGGCATTTGTCCTCCTCGTAAAACATGGACTGCCACGTCGCCGACACGATGTCGCCGTAAAAATACAAGGAACACCTGCCCTGCTCCTCGCCCTCGGCGAAATCAAGATACCCGACATTTTCCGTCTTTTTTGTGCGCCTGTTCTCTTTTGTGAAATGAAAACGCTTTTTCAGTGCCATTTCACCCACCTCCTCCCTGTTCTTCCCCGTCCTGCCCCTCGTCGGTGTCGTCCGGTTCTTCTGTTTCCTCTGTTTCCTGCTGCCCCGTGTCCGGTTCGTCCTCCTCCTGCTGCTCCGGTTCTGCGGTCGCCTCTGTCTGACCGCCTTTCTGATATGCTGCCCCCGCCATTGTCAGCGGAACGATGCTGCCGTTCGCAAGCAGTTCATCGCCTCCCTCTGCGTCCGGCATGTCAAGCCTCCTCCTCGCCTCGTTGGGCTTGATGATTGACCCTCCCACGCCGTTCTTTAGGTATTCCATTTGTGTCTTTGAATCCGTCCGGAAAAGCACCTTTTCATTGAATTTGTAATAGAATCCGGATTCCTGCCCCTCCTCCGTCTCCATCTTGTAGTTGATTTCCTCCTCGTACTGCTTTATAACGAAAAGTTCCGTGTCAACATAGAAAGACAACTGCTGCAATTCACTGTTCGCATAAGACGACTTTGAATAATCGTTAATCTGATTCGGTTTCACCCCGAACGCTGCTGCAATCTGCAATGCCGTGTACTTTTTCAGTTCAAAGAACTGTGAATCTGTCAGCTTGATGTCCAGGGGCGTGAGTTTCATCCCCAACGGCACGGGCAGGATTTTCCCGACGTTCTTTGCCCCGCTGCCGAACTCCTCGAACGACTGCCGGAGAGCCTCTTTCGCACCCTCGTTCAGTTCCCCCGTATATTCAAGCGTCGCCTTTGCTGTCAGCCCGCTCTCATACATGCCGTTCATGAACTCCTGTGATGCCGATGCCCCGCTCACGGTGTCTCTCAATATCTGCTGCACGGGCAATCCCGTGATTCCGTCAAAACTGAATGATGTCTTGAAGTGCATCACCTCGTCGGTGCTGAAAACGTACTGTCTGCCGGATGTCGGGTCTGCGTAGACATACCACAAACGCCCTACCCCTGCGAATATCCCCGCATCATCAACGACTATCTGCACACAATTTGACTGCATCACCCACAAGTCGATGATGCGGAACTCTCCCCCGTACCGTTTCCGGATGAACTTTTTCCTCATGTACACATAGGCGTTCCCGTAGTGGTTGCGGTTCATTTCAACGGTGTTCCAAAATACCGTAGGTGTCATGAACGGGTTCGGTCTCTTTGTCAGCAGCTTTGACGTTTCCGTCTGCTCTGCCTCCACGATTCCCCTGTCCGTTTTCTGATAATATTTGACAGGCATTTTCGCAAGCGTCTCCGATAGCATCTTGAGGCATGTGAAATATGTCACCTCTGATGTCGGTTTCCTTTTCCGGCGCAATCCCAGTGATTCAAGGAAAGACTGTGAGTTCAGCGTCCTCACCCCTCCGGTGTCCTGCGGTGCGCCCCTCCACCAGTTCACGAAACGGCTTGCAAGCCTCTGAAACGGATTCATTTTATTCACCACCTTTCACATATTTCTTGTATTGCTCAAGCCAGTCATTCACGGATTCGTTAATGTCCGGCTTGTATTCCTCTTTCATTGCGGGTTTCCATGCGTCGATGATTGCGTCAATCGGGTCGATGCGGTCTGTCGTGATGTCCTTGTCAATCTTGATTTCCCCGTAATTGTTGGAAATGGTCTTTGCGTTTGCGATTGACCATGTCAGCAGTTCGTCCACCGGAACGACTTTCTTTTTGTCTCCCTTTCCGACCTCAACACCCTCAATCTCCACGTTGCCCGCAAGGATTTCCAGTCTGAAATCGACGGTCGCATCGTTCAACTCTTTCGCCGTCTGTGTCACGGACACGGAATCGAACCCCAACGCCTCAAGGTCTGACAGGAACGCCGACGCATTATGCGGGTCATAACAAATCAACTGCGGTTTCAAGTCATGCTCTTTCACAAGTTCCTCAAGGTATTTGATGATGTATTTATAATCTGTCTTGATTCCCCCTAGTGTTTCCGTGACCGTCACAAGACCTTTTTCAATCCATAGGTCATAAGGAATCTTGTCAGTCTTGATGTGTTCATCCACCCGTGATTTTGGTATGAATGAATGTGTATGTACAAAATACTTTTTTACATCGCCGACCATGTGCGGGATAATGATTGCGATTGAGGTCAAATCCCCTCCGGATGACAGGTCAACCCCGACATAGCACTTTGCCCCCTTGAAATCTTTCAGCGATTTCAACACGGCGCACATTTTCCATTTTGCAATCTCCTTGATGTACATGGAATTTGACCATTGCATCCACATGTCTAACTGCTTGACAAGGAAATCCCGCAAATCCTCCCCGCCCATGTCACGGGCGGTATGTGCCACCGGAATGAGGTTCTCGATTGCATCCGCATCAAACTCAAGAATCGGGTTCGCTTTTATCCAGTTTTCCGGCGTGTACCAGTCGTCCTCTGCGTCCATCTGTGCGATGTACACGAACTGACTGTCATTCTCGAACACGCCCCTCAAGAGATTGCAGCAGTATTCGTATAATTTATAGCAGGGCGATTTCAAATCGAATCCCGCCGTCGTAATGACTGAAATCAGTGCCGACTTGAGTTTCTTGATACCGCCCTCAAGCAGTTTGTACATCTGATTTGTTTTGTGCGCGTGATACTCGTCAACGATTCCCAAATACGCACGGTGTCCGTCCAGTGACTTCGTGTCTCCGGACAGGGCTTTTATTTCCGAATGTGTGAACAGGCAGTCTATTGTGTAGTTGTGTTCGTGTACCTTGAACCACTCCGACAAATCCTCGTCCGAATTGATGAATTTTACAATTTCTTTCCATACGATGTTTGCCTGCTCCTGCTTTGTGGCTGTGCAGTATATTTTCCCGTACTTGTAGCCGTCAAAATTGCCGTAAAATGCAGCCAAAATCCCGTTGAGAAATGACTTTCCGTTCTGTCTGCCTAACTGCACATAGGACGTTCTGAACCGTCTGTAACCTTTTTCCTTTGTCCTCCACCCATTGAGCGACCCCAAAATGAAACACTGGAACGGGTACGCCGTGACGCTTTCCTGCTCCTCGCCCTCCGCAATGGTGAGTTCCTCCGCAAAATTGATGATTTTCTCGGACTGTTCAACGTCAAAATAGTATCTGTACGGTGCAGCCTTTGACTTTTCAATGTCATCAAGATGCCTCTGACATGCCAGTCTCACAAGTTCCCCTGCGGTGATGCGCCCCGCTGTGACATCAAGGGCGTATTGTGTGCATCGGTCGGTGATGCGCTCCGTTTTCGCCATTATGCGTTAGCGTACTTGCTGAACTTGTTTTCCGGTTTTTCCTTTTCCACTTTCGGAACGACCAAACGGCAACGGCTCGACACGGTCATCCCGAAATCGCTTGCCCCCTGCCGACATTGTTTCATGCAGCGGTCTTGTATTATCATGAGACGCTCACGCTCCCCGTTCACGACCTGCCTTGTTCCGACCTGTACCTGCTCTTTTTCCCCCGTGTCCGGATTTGTCCTTGTCTCATAAACCGGAACGTCCAACATCAACGGCGTTCCCCTTATCTGCGCCGTGATTTCTAGGAATTGTTCCTGTGCAATCAGCAGCCTCCCCAGTGCATCACAATCGACATTCGCAATCAGTTTGATTTCAAGCAGTTCTTTCGCCAGTTTCCGGAATTTCTTCTTGAGTTCCGGTGTTAGGTATGCCGGAGGCTTGACCTTGTCATTCGGGGCGACGACCTCGGCGTTTTTCCTTGCCTCAATCTCTGCTTTTGTGAGGTGTTTTTTGCCTTTCATGACCACCAAATCCGTGGGCTGTCTCTGTCCTGCCATAGCAACGTCAACCCCCTTTCCGTCCGGCGTTCAACGGTTTTGTGTCACATTCTGACACCCCTCCGGCAATCCCCTGTCTGCTGAAATTTCCGTGGGGAGTTTTCTCCAAGCAAAAGAGGGGGCGTGACTAGAAAAGCGTCACTCAAAACTTTTTCATATCCCCCCGCCTCTTTGAAATGGTGTTCAATCAGCGACCGCAGCCGTTTTTGTGTTGCCCTCATGCTTGCGTTGCTCTGTTTATATAGTGCTGTGATGGTGCTGTGCGTCTCATGCTTGAGAGGTATCAAGTTCAGCGGGTTCAACCTCTGCTCCCAGTCCTCCTCAAGTTCAACGATGTGGTGAATCGGGTCGGATTCCTCAAGAGTTTTCAGTTCGTGCAGGACATACAGTGCGTATATATCCACATGCCCGTACACGCTCATGATGACCGGACGCAATGCCCGCCACTCCTTTGATATGTAGAACTCTGCTGCCCTCTGGTCTCGGCGTGTATTGTTGTACACCACATACCTTGACTGCTGCCTCTGCTCACATTCCCCGCACATCTTTATTGATTGAGGAATCAGCTTTCCACACCTGCATGTTTTCAATAGCATGGTTCATCCTCCTCCCTTTGTTCCCGTTCCTGCTATCCGATTTTGAGAGGCGGGCAATAGACCGCATCGCTGCGCCCTGCTGCCCGCTATAACAGGAGGGCGAACAGGCAAGAAAAAAGCGACTGCATCTCTGCAATCGCTCGTCTCAACTGTTCACGCTACCATAATAGCACACCGGAATCCCTTTGTGTTCACCCACTTTTGACCCCCTATTTCACCCACTTTTCACCCTGTTTTCACCCCGTTTTGTTCAAATTGTTTTTATTTTCAGTGCAATTCGTGTCATTTTCTAACGCTTTCGCACCGAATAACTTTATCGCCAACCTCGGAATCATAGCTTTACACCATTTCTTTGGAGAGTTCTTTCCGCATCCGGTCTCTCTGACAATCTCCTCGTATGTCATGCCCTTTATATAGACCGCCTCAAGTGCCTCGTACTTGTACGCCTCACCTGCTGCCTCCGTGTCCTCTTTCAGCGACGCAAGGGCTTTCCGCAAGTGTTCAAACAGGATGACCGTCTCTGCCCTGCACTCCCTTATGGATTGCAGGAACGCCCGCTCTGCTGATATGTTATATCTGCCCGCATCCGGAATCTGCGACACTTCCGACACCGCATCATTGATATACCGCTCCATTTCACGGTAGTTCTCAAGATATAAATATGCCTTGTCGATGACCGTCTGTTCTTTTTCCTCTTTCACGCCGATTCCTCCGTTTCTGTTTCCACTTCTTTATTTGCTGCTCTCCTCTTTCAGAATATGCTCATTCTGCATCCTCTGTAATTCCGTCAAGCCCTTTCTGAACTCCATGTCATCACCGTTCATGCAAATGTCGAAAAGCTGTTCGTACTTCTCAATATTCTCGAATATGAACCTTGCCTCCGCTGCCGTCCTGCTCGCACTAAGGAACATCCCTTTGACTGCCTCTTTCATGGTTTCACACCGCAGTCTTTCCTCCTCGGTCTGTGGCGGTGTCTCCGCAATCATTTTGTTATAGGATTTGTCGATGGCATCCGAAATCGGCTTTTTCCATCCAACTCCGACCGACATCAACTGATATTCAATATCCTCAAACGTGTTCCCCTGTGCAATTCCCGTGATGCGGATGTCTTTCTTTCCTTTTGCCGGAATCAGCCTCAATCCGTCATCATATGCGCTCATATAATAGTTTAACTTTGCGTCGAAATTCTCCCTCGGATTTATGATGATTTCCGGTTGACTGCTGCCCGCCGTTTCAATCCTTACCCCGACATATCTTGCCCCGATCGCTTTTGCGTTGGAAAATACTGCTTTCAATGCTCTTTTATTCATCATCCTGCTGCCCCCTCTCTATTCTCTCCCACCGTCGTTCACAATGCTCACGGCTTTGTCAATCAATATGTACTCCTCACCCCCGTCAATGCAGCCGTCGCCGTTCGCCCTTATATCGTCGCATATCTGCCCCAAATCAGCCCCCTGCAACGCCTCCCCGTCCTTATTGACAAGCGATGTCGCCATGATGCAGAATCCGTCCTCAAGTCCGGTGTAATCCTCAAGGATATACGTCACCAGTTTCCGAACCATGCGTCCGGTGTTCCTGCCGTCCGCAAACTCCATCAATTCAAGGATGTCACCCTCTTTATATCCCCTGTCATTCTTCCGGAGTTCAAAACTCTTTCTATTGCTGCAAGCGTCCTCGAAAAAGGATGCCCCCAGTCTTATCTGATGCACTTTCTGACCATTCTCGCCGAATGCGGACGGAATGTTGTTCATGCGCTCCTCGTCTGCCTGTTCACGGAGTTTCTTTGCGGTCTCCCTGTCGATTCTGTCCTGCTCGTCCGAATAACGCTGCTCGTCGGTCTTGTGCGCCTCCGTTCTGTTCTTGTACTGGTCGCACTTTGTACATGTTCCGGTCTTGACGTTGCAAGTCTCGTATTCTGTGCAGGAATAGCAGAGAGAAGTGATTCCCTCCGGATGCGGTGTCTGATATCCGTCACCTGCTGCCATGTCAACCCCGATATATGCGCCCGCCTCCTCTGATACCTTTTTCGGCTCTGTATTTGCCCCGTTTTCGCCCGTTTCGGTCTCCGGTGTATTCTTTTCCGGCTCTGCCCCGTTTCGCCCGTCTGTGGCTGTCTCTGCGCCCTCTCCGGCTGCTTTCTGCGTCTCCTGCTGCCCCGTCTTTCCCTCTTTCATCGTCTTTATTTCCTTGTGGGAGAGTTCGCCGGATTCCTTGAACCTTTCAAGTGCCTCCTGCTGCTCCTGTTTTGACATTCCGGACAGTTCATAGGCAGCGGAAAACGTGAGACGCTCGCTTGTCAGTTCTTCCTTAAATTCCGGAATCAGATTGTTATTGACGGATTCAATCTGTGCAACCTTTGTCTTTGACATATGCAGCATGGAGGCGATGACATCCCGCAGCCGACCGGACGTGAGGTCATACCCTTTTATCTGCTTTCCTGCTGCTTTCATCTTTTCCAGTGATTCCTTGAGGCGTTTTTCCTCCTCAATCATGTCGGCGACACTCTTATTCCGGTATGCGTTCGCAATGATGATTTCCACCTGCTCCTCGTCCGCATCCTGCGGTGTGGTCAGCTTGCTCGTCGCCATTTCAAACTCTTTATAGCCTTTTGAGACAAGATGCTTTAATGCAAGCCACCGCCTCTCCCCCGCAACAATCCTATACTCGCCCTTTTCACACGGCTCATATACAAGTTCAAGATTCTGCTTGAGACCAAATGTCAGAATGTCTCCCGCAAGTTCCTCCACCGCTGCGATGCTGTAAAAGTTCATTTCATTCCGGTACATCTTGAAAATCGAAATGTCTTTCGTGCGAAATCTCGCTTTCGGTGTCTCCTCAATGCCCGCCTTGCTACTCTTGTTTAATGCGTCCATGACGCTGAATCCCGTTGCCATATTCTTTCCTCCTGTTCAATTCCTGCTCTGCCTCTTTTGCTATTATCTGAAAAATACAAAATCCTTTGCATGTGTCCGGCGATAAACCGCACGTTTCGCATGGTGGATATAGTGAGCCGTCCGGTCGCCTCGGTCTTTTATCTATGCTCATTTTTCCCTGTTCTCCTGTCCTGTTTTTCACCGCCGTTCAATGCCTGAACAATTTCACGATATTCTTTTTCCCTCTCGGATATTTGTGCCTCTAAAACGTCTAACCGCTTGTATGGCTGATTGATTACACGGGAGGGCAGCTTTTCACCGTTCTTGACCAAAATTCGTATGATTTCATTCCGGTTTACGTCGTTTAACTCTGCTAATATCTGTAACTGCGTGTTTTGGTTTCTCGCCTCACGGTACATGATGCAGATTTCCCTCTCCGTCACGCCACATCACCCTCTATTCTGTTAATTTCTGCTTTTTGGTCTCCGTCCGCTCAACATTTATCTCACCTTTGCTATTTTGCGAAATTGAGGCTTTAACGCCCCCCCGTAGGTTTAAAGTGACCTTTGCAAGCCCGCCCGAATAAATTTCCTCGACTGCTGCCCGCAGGATGCTCACAATCCCCTCGCCGATTCTTTTCTCCGGTGCTGCATCTGTACCGCGGCGAAATAAAGTACCCAT